CGGGAAGAATGCAGTTCACGCATCTTCCAACCAGAAAAGAATCGCTACATCAAAGAGGAAGTGATGTGCGGTATCCCCATTCGCTTCGTGTCAACCGTTCCTCAACCCGACTCCCAACTTTGGGTCATCTTCAAAAGCTAACTCGCTCTCTACTCCAAAGGAACCATCATGCTTCGTTTCAAACGTTATGCAATCGCACTAGCAACAACCCTCACCGCTCTTCACGCGAGCTTCGCGCAAGAGACTGTGTGCACGGATTGCTCATCGATCGAGCTTACACCACTTCAGGAAAACGTATCGATCGACACGTCTACAATCGAAAGCTCGGCTGCCAGCGATGAGGATCGCTTCACTCAAGTGATCCGAGCCACTGTCCGAGTCACCATCAGCGGAGTCTGTGGAAGCGGAACTGTAGTTGGACGCGACGAGGCCGGAAGCTCGCTCGTGCTTACTAATGCACACGTAGCGGGCACGCAACGCGGTCGCACTGTGAACCTCGAACGTTGGGAGCCCGACGGCTCGATCGAACGAGGTCGAGGATCGATTATCGCCTCGGGATATGGTCGAGGCATGAGCGTTGACTTTGCCTTGCTCAAGTGCAACGCAGAGTTCGCCAAGAATGTGCGACCCATTCCCCTAGCGGATCGCTACCCAGATCGAAAGGCAATGGTGAGCACTTATGGTTGTCCACGTTGCGAATGGCCGAGCCTCCAAGTTCTCAGTCTCAATCGATCCGAAGGGCAGATCCTCACATGGAAACCCGAAGCGATCGGCGGTCGAAGCGGTTCTAGCGTGATCGACTATACGGATGTTGGCCCTCGTGTTGTTGGGCTCCTTACTTGGGGAGGTGGCGGTGAAGGGCTTGGACAATCGACCCCATTCCTTTTGCAAGCGTTGCGAGGTCGTCTACCGCAATCTCTCGAATCACTACCCCAGGGCGTCAAGGAAGTTGATAGTACCGTCGAAGCCTCAAAGGATGTCCGTGTGACGACTTGGCCAACGCAACCACTGGCTGTCATGTCGCAAGATGGAGAAGGTGCATCGCAAGATATTCTCGATGCGATCACGGAACCGAATCAAGGCGGCATCTTCGGACGCAAACCTAGAGATGAAGGTAACAAACCGGAATCGCCCAAACAACCGACCTTGGACTTCGTACAACGCGTCCAACGCTGGGTAAGAGATCGATTGCTGGTCGCATTGCTCGTAGCAGTTGCGTTTGTTGCGGGCGTTCTTTGGGGACGATCCGGCAAGCGGTTGATGGCTGCCCCTGTTTCTAACGCGTAGTGACTTTCCGTTTCCTTCATTCGAGACCTAACCCTGAGACTCTAACGTTATGTTCGCACTCATCGGATACATCCTCTTCTGTTATCTTGCAGCCGATCTCCTCGCTGGCTTCTGGCATTGGTGGGAAGATCGCTACGCGGACACGCGATGGCCAGTGATTGGCGAATGGATTGCAAAACCCAATCAGCTCCATCACGAACAGCCATTAGCGTTTTTGGATCAAGGTTATTGGTCTCGCAATTGGACTACGCTCATCCCCGCGGGCATCGCTTTCTTGCTAACTGTTCCCGATCCAATCTGCGGTGTCTTTGCCTTCGTCAGCCAAGCAAATGAGATCCACGCTTGGGCTCACAGTAAAGGAAAAGTCGCTTCATGGATCGAAGCATTGCAATCGATAGGCTTGTTGCAATCTCCAAAACACCATGCGCAACACCATGTTGAACCTTTTGAATCAAAGTACTGCGTGATGTCAGATTGGCTCAACCCCATATTGGATCGCATCGATTTTTGGAGAAGGCTCGAGGAGATCATTTGGAGAGTCTTCGCAATCAGGAGCCAACATTAATGCTCAACATTATGGAACGTGGTCAAGCGTGGTTGGCAAGTCAATTGACCGAGCATGCATCCAAAAAAGTTGTCTATTGCCGCGATGCTATCGAGGTGGAGTTGTCAGCAACCATAGGGAAGTCCGAATACGACCAAGACGACGGAGAAGGAATTGTCACTCGATCCCAAATTCGCGATTTCCTAATCAATACTCACGAGTTGTTGGAGTCAGCGATAGGCTCACTACCGCGGCGCGGCGACACGATCGTCGAAGTCGTTGGGTTCACCGTCTTCGAGTTCGAAGTCATGTCGCTTGGGAACGATCCGCCGTGGCGATACAGCGATCCATTTCGATTCAAGATCCGCATCCATACGAAGCAAGTTGCGAGTCGTGAGACTTGAGATTAACGATTGGCTTCTTGCTCTTCCTCAAGACTCACGACTCAGGCCTCGAGACTCTAGATATGACGACCGTTTTACAAGTTGCCGATAGTGTCACCGCCCAGCTCAATGCAGCCGAGTTCGACTTTGAATTCCTTGCCGAACGCATGTACGTTCCAAACTTCGACCTCGAAGACATGAAGGAACTTCGCGTGACCGTTGTGCCTCGCGATGTTGAGCTTTTCCCTCACGACCGCGCCCACAACAAGTACCACTGCCGCGTTGATGTAGCCGTGCAGAAGAAGTTTTCTAAGGGAACCAATGAAGAAATCGATCCACTGGTTGATCTCGTGGAAAAAGTTGCCGACGAGTTTCGCTTGAAAAGGCTCGATTCATTTCAAGCTGCAAGGTGCATTAAGGTAGAACACGCCGTTCTGTACTCCAGCGAACACTGGGAACAACTGCGTCAGTTTACAAGCTTGTTGACCTTAACCTTTGAATTGGCGCGATGATCAAAATCACGGTTCGAACTCAATTCGATAAGCAAAAGCTCAAGAAGAAGGTGGAAACAGCGATCTTCACTTCTTTGAGCGAAGCTGGCGGTGCAGTTCGAAAGACGGCCAAGCGTAGCATTCGGAAACGCAAGAAACCATCGAAGCCTGGAAGCCCACCGCATACACAGACCGGAATGCTCAAGCGAGTGATACGCTACGACGTCACCAACAACCGAACCGTTGTCGCAATCGGTCCTGTGAACGAGATTGCTGGACGCATTTGGAACTTGCATGAGTTCGGTGGCGTGGCAACCAAGCGTCGAAAGCTCAAGCCGCATCGATTTAAGGTTGGCGAGCATGGTCCTATCCGTGCCATACAACACGGAAGCAAGACCAAGTTTGCAAGGATCGAACTGCGAACTGCGGCGCAAGCCAACCGAGCAACTCGCTTGATTGTCGAGGAGAACGAACGACGCAGTGACAACAAGCCTCGCCACTATCCGAAACGACCATTTATGAAGCCTGCATTGGATACCAATCGCAGTCGGCTCCCCACGTTCTGGGCCAACTCAGTCAAGTAACTACCAAAATCGGTTAACGCCATATTGATCGAAGACAACATCACAGCTGATGAGCGACATGGGTTCCGAGATCGATTGTGAAGCGAGTAAACGGTCAAAAGGATCTCGATGATGAAAGTCCAAGCGAGAGAGAATGGAGAGATGATCAGTGGAAATATTGAGCACGGAAAAGTCATTGACGGAAAGATGCTGTGTCAAGAACGATTCGATAGGTAATCCAAGCTCGAGTTTGTTGATGCTTACCTTAATCGTGATTTCCCAGAGGCTAGCAACGCTTACCCATTTACGATTTGTTGGTGACTCGATCGTTGCTATTGCATTTTGGGAAAGTCTTGGATCGTTCCAGACAAACCAAAGAAACGAATGTGTATCCAACAGAATGTTCATTCCATGTACTCGCGAAAGTCATCCAGCGGCGCGTCGAAGTCATCAGCCATCCAGTGAGTCGTGCCTCCCGCAGAACCCGCTTTACACGGATAAAGTCGATCGGAAGTATCAGCTTTTTGAAGCGTCGCTATGACCTGTCCGTCATCAATGATGCGTGCCACTTCGCCAGGCTTCAATTGGCTTAATATCACCTTGAGATTTGTATCGCTGCTGTTCAATAAAACGTCTGACATGATTATCCCTCCTACGCTTGATTGTACTCGCTCCAAAAGGAAATCGAAACAATGCCAGAAGTAAAACTCGGTCTCGAAGCGGTCCTCACCATTGACGGCGTCGAGATCACCAACGTCAAGGATTTGACGGTCAGCCTAGAGAAGGCAGAGGCCGACGCGAGTACTCGGGCCAACAATGGTTGGCGGGCGACAGTGGGAACGCTCAAAGATGCGTCCATTGAGTTCACGGTACTAAACAAAGAAGGTGACTCTGCATTCGGACTGCTTCAAGGCCTGTGGAGCAGCGGTGACCCATGTGATGTCGGCATCAGCGACGCTGGTGGAACGCTCACTCTGACCTGCGAAGTGATGAATTTCAATGTCAATCAAAACCTGGAAGAGGTCATCTCCGCTGACGTAACTCTCAAGCCAACGCAGTCGAGTTCCGGTGGTGGCATGAACGTGGGACCGGGCTTGGCTGGCCCTTAAGAAGGCGTGTTGCCTAAGCTTTGTATTCAATTGTACTTTTTCCTTCCTCAAGACTCAAGACTCAAGACTCAAGACTCAAGACTCAAGCCTCAAGCCTCAAGCCTCAAGCCTCAAGTCTCAGGACTATTAACATGCAGAAGTTCGTTGACCGCGCCGGTCGCATTTGGATTGTGGATATCGATAACACAACGCTGCGGCGCGTGAAGACTCTCACCGGCGTGCATCTGCTGGAAGCGATCGACGGTGATTTGATCACGCGACTGTCTACCGATCCCCTTCTCCTCGGCGACGTCCTGTTTGCGATATGCAAGCCACAAGCCGATCAGCAACAGATTACCGACGAGGCCTTTGGAGAAGGCCTTGCTGGCAATTCGATCGATGATGCAACCGGAGCACTCCTCGAGGCGTTGATCAGTTACTTCCCGGAGTCTCGACGCCGTCTTCTGCGGAAGGCGGCCGAGAAACAGAAGCTGATCGAGACGCGAGGAATCAGCGCGATCGAGAAGCGACTGGACGATCCGAATCTCGTGGACAAGATCGTCGAAGATCTCGAACGCAAGCTCGGAGTGCCGACATCGAGCAACTCATCGTCCGACTTGCCGGCATCGTCGGAGTCGATCCAGGTCCCCTGACGCTTCGCCAATTGGTGCTGATGGCTGAGGCCAAACGCCAGCACGACTGGAATGTTGCAAGCACGATCATGGCATTGATGGCCGAGATGAATCGAGATCGCAAGAAACGCCGCAAGCCATTCAGACCCGATGACTTCAATCCATATGCAGAGAAACGCC